GGCGTTGCCGCGCAGTGCGAGATGGCCTTGCAGCATCTCACGCCATTCAAACGGGTTTTGAAAACGGTTAGGCCGTTTGGCAAGTAAACGGAACAACCAGTGGTCGGTGACCTTGTCTTTGCCACCATCGGCACGGCGTTGGTAGATGACCAGCGGAAGCGAAGCCATGGACTCCGACAAGACGCGTACGCAGGCATAGACCGCTGCAAGGCGAAGCGCGCTGTCGGGTGAGACGTGCATGCCGCTCCCAGTACGAGCGGAGACAGGCTCAAAAAAGAAGTCTCCCCATGGCGAGCGATCTCCACCGGAGGCGCTTGGGCCACGGAACCGATCAATGAAGCTTAATAATCCCATCAGTTCAGAGCAACACCAATTCGTAGTCGGATCCCAGCACCACCGAGTCCCCCGGTTTGATCGCGCGCGACAGCGCCATGATCAGTGCAACGATGCCGTCGATCTTGTTTTCTGCTCGCTCCTTGCGTGGGTAAATGTTGTCTTTAGCGTCCAAGTGAGCCACCACATTGCTGACCATCCAGCCCAGCACCGGGTCCCCGTCGTGAACCAATTTCTTTTGAAGCACCAAGGCCTCGAGCGTCTTCATCGGCTCTGAGAAATTCAGCACCGTGGGACGCACTTCAATCATGGGCAGCCCCTCACTCATCATTCGAGTCGAGAGTTGCGTTGCCTGAAACGGATCAAAAGCGACTGCCTGCACCGCAAAGCGAGAGGACAGATCATTCAGATCAGCTTCGATCCAACTGAAATCAATCACATTGCCTGGCGTCACGATCAATCGTCCGGTGTGCATCCACCCCGAGTACTGACTGTTGCCGTTGGCATTGACCGTGTCTTCTGGCAGGTAGTACTTACCAAAGACCGCAAACGCGTCGGCAACCTCAGGATGGGCAAATACGATCACCAAGGCGGCAATGTCTGTCTTGCTGGCTAGGTCCAGCCCCACCCAGCAGGGCTGACCCACAAAGGACTCGATGTCCAGGTCCAGGTCAGCGCAGGCGTCCCAGGAACGCATGTCCATCCATGCTGTGTCGGCGTTGACCCACTCGTTCAAGTGTTTGGTCTTGAAGTTGTTCATCGCGCTGGGCAACTGCATAGCCTTGGCCTGCAGTGGTCCCAGAATTTCTGGGCGCACAGAGATACCCCAGTTGGGGTTGGCCTTCATCAGCGAATCTTCGCTGGTCCAGTCGTCCCCGTCATCAAGACCGTAGACGATGCCGAACTGACTGTCGTCTTCGAACACGCCGTCGAGAAGCCTGGTCACAAAGGTTCGCACCTCGTAGCAAATGCCAGAGCGGTTGCTGCCTGCGGTGGTGATCACCCAAAGAAGTGAGTTGTCACGCTTGCCGGTTCCTGTCTCCACCACGTCGTAGACGGTGCGGGTTTTGTGGGCATGCAGTTCATCAATGCAGCCGAAGTGAATGTTCAAGCCATCTAGCGTCGACCCTTCAGCCGAGAGTGCTTCAAACTTGGAGCCGGTCTGCAGCACGTTCATGTTGTGCGCGCCGACGTTGACAGAAAACCGGGTGCGAAAACCTTGAGACCTGCGCGCCATGGTCTGCGCATCACCAAATACGATTCGAGCCTGGTCACGGGTGGTGGCCAGGGAATAGACCTCAGCCCCGCCTTCGCCGTCAGCGGCCAGCATGTACAGCGCAAGCGCAGAAGACAAGGTCGACTTGGCGTTGCCGCGTGGCACTTCAATGTACGAGCGCCGAAAGCGGCGGTTGCCGTCGGGCTTGACCCAGCCAAAGACAGTGGTCAGAATGAACACTTGCCAAGGTTCCAACTTGATCGTCTCGCCTGCCAGCGGCCCTTTGACATGGGGCAGCCGCTCAATGAACGCGCACAGGTTATCGGCGGGTCGGAACTCCCGTCCGTCCTTGTCGGTGAGCTTCGGGTTGAACTGGTAAGGACTTGCTTTGCCTTTGAACTTTGCCAGATCGTTCAACTGTCGTTGGCATGCCCGCTGGACCCATTTGCAAGTCAGGATGTCACCGGCAACGACTGCCTGCGCATACTTGCGGGCAACATCAACGTAATTCTCGGTCGCCAAAGTTCAGTCTCAGCCTGCAATATCCGCCCAAGGATCGAGATCAATCTCGGTCTCTGTGGGTTGTGTGATCCGCGAACGTGAAGCAGGCGTAAATCCCATCTCCACCGCTGCCTTGGTCATGATCTGGGCCTGCTTGTTCGCAATGGCCAGGTACGGCGACTGCATTGGCACTCCGGTGTTCGGCGCTTTGATCAATAGGCCAGTTTTGGTAATGCCGATCTGAGCCTTGCGGTACAAATCCGCAGCGCAGGACCAGACTTCCAGCACCGACATATCGAGTTTGCGCAGCAAATGTTCAGGCGCGCTCTCAATGGCATAACGCCAGGCCTGCTTGGCACCATCTGACATGTACTCGGGCGGTGCAACCAGATCCCCTTGAGGCTGTGGCTCATGCGGGTTGGTCCTGCACTTTTGCAGGGTTCCCCTGAGCTTTTTGATCTCCGTGGGGAGCGGCTTTCTTCCGGCCATTAATCTTCCGTTCTGGGGGACCCCCCCTTGGTTTCAATTTGCACGCGCAAAAATCTCGGCAGGCGCACGCATCTTTGGCCGCCGTCTGTAGAGATTCAGACCCCCTAGGGGGCGTCAGCTGCGCCGTGCGGTCTCTCGCGCCGTCTTTCGGTTGTGACATGAGACGCAAAGGCCTTGCAGGTTCACCCAATCAAAGCGCTCACCGTCGTCCTTGAGCGGCCTGATGTGGTCAGCAACCTTGGCAGCCACCACCAGTCCAGTCGCCTTGCAAGCCACACACAACGGGTGTTCTCGCAGGAATGCGGCACGCACCTCACGCCAGCGCACTGACTGGTAAAAGCCCACCTCGGCATCAAAGCCACGCCTGGCTCGCCCGTAGTCCCGGTGCACTTGGGTACGGTGTTGATCGCAGTAGCCCGGTTTGTCCAGCACCAACGCACAGGCGGGATGTCGGCAGGGTGTTGGAGCACTGCGGGGCATGGCGGCTTGTTATTGGCTTATTGCCAACTCTTTCAAAAAACTAATCGCAAATGATGCAGATAAAGCTTGGCTTCACTGGGAATCAGAGCGTTCATAGGAACGTCATCAACAACCCAAGGAGCTTTGCAAATGACCTACACCACACAGTTCACCGTCGATGAGGTCGGGTTCATCCAGATCGCACTAACCAAGGTGCTGGCAGCCGCCGCACGCGGCGAACTTGACCTCAACCTGCTGGCCCGCGAAGAGCTGGCCTCACGCGGCCTTGACACACAAGGCGAGTGGGTCGGCTTTGACCGCGCTCGCCAGATTCACAAGGTGGGGAGAGCCAAGTAATGGACGCCAAAACATTGGAGCGTCTGCTCAACCAAATCGCCGCAGAACATCTGCACATCGACACGCTGGCAACACGCAACAGCGACCGACTGGACTTTCATGAAGTCAGCGTCTGGGGCCTCAAAGAAGCCCTGCAAGCCGCATTCACGGCTGGCCAGCAATCCAAACAAACAACTCAACCAAACTGATGTCGGAGATCAACATGAAACTCACACCCAGCCAAACCTTGCTTCTCAACGCTGCAGGCAGCCATCCTCAGCATGTGTTGACCGACTTCCCGCCCAACCTCAAAGGTGGTGCGTTGATCAAGGTGCTGACCAGCCTTGGCAATGAAGGCCTGATCCGCCCGCACAGCAAAGGCGCTGCGGGTTCAACCCGCTTTGCCCTCACCACCGCAGGGTTGAAGGCCATTGGCATTGAGCCACCGGTCAAATCCAAACGCGAAGGTAGCAAGCAGTCGGTGCTCATCGATCTGATGAAGCGCCCAGAAGGTGCAACCCTTCCGCAAATGGTGGAGGCCACAGGCTGGCAAGCGCACACGGTGCGCGGATGCATGGCCGGGACTTTGAAAAAGAAACTGGGCCTGACCATCGACTCCGTCAAGGAGAGCGGTGGTGAGCGGGTCTACAGGGTCTCACCCTCCAGCTCGCTCCCCACAACATCAAAAACAGACTGACCTTGCGGCGCAAGATCTGAAAACACAGAGCCATCCGATTCACGGGTGGCTTTCTGTCCTGTGAAGTCCTCCCAGCGCTTGACGATCACGTCCACATACTTGGGATCCATCTCCATGAGTCGTGCCTGTCGATTGGTTTTTTCGCAGGCAATAAGCGTGGTGCCAGAGCCGCCAAACAAGTCGATCACGATGTCACGCGTCTTCGATGAGTTCTTAATGGCACGCTCTACCAACTCCACCGGTTTCATCGTCGGGTGCAGGTCGTTCACGCGAGGCTTGTTGTAATTCCAAATGTCTGACTGGTCGCGGTCGCCGCACCAGAAGTGTTTAGCCCCGTCCTTCCATCCGTAAAGGATGGGCTCGTACTGGCGCTGGTAGTCGGCGCGACCGAGTGTGAAAGTGTTCTTGGCCCAGATCACAAATGTCGACCACTTGCCACCCGCATCAAGCCAGGCTTTTTGCAGTGTGTGCAACTCGGATGAGCTCATGCACACGTAGCAGGCACCTTTGGTGACTACCAACAAGTTGACACAGGCGTCATAAAGGAACTTGTAGAACCCGTCACCGAGCGCATCGTTCATGATGCGGCGGTCCTTGCCGCGCATCTTGTCTTTGGCGTTGTTGCCGTAGTCCACGTTGTAGGGTGGATCAGTGAACGCCATGTCGGCGAGTTGACCGTTCATGAGGCGCTCGACATCTGAGAGCACTGTGGAGTCACCACACAGCAAACGGTGCTGACCCAAGACCCACACATCACCTGTTTTGGAAACAGGTTCGGCTGGCAATTCGGGGACTGCATCGTCCTCGGTCAGGCCCGTGGTGTCGCCGTCGCCATTGAGCAAACGCTCGAGTTCTTCGTCACCAAAGCCCATCAACTCCAGATTGAAGTCAGCCTCATCGAGTTCGGCAATCTCAAGCTTGAGCAACTCTTCGTCCCAGCCAGCGTTTGCAGCGATGCGGTTGTCGGCCAGGATGTAGGCTTTCTTTTGAATTGCAGTGAGGTGGCCCAGCTCAATCACGGGCACTTGTGTCAGTGCAAGTTTGCGCGCAGCAGCCAAGCGGCCATGCCCTGCGATCACGCCTTTTTCGCCGTCTGTCAGGATGGGATTGGTAAAACCAAACTCGGAGATGGATGCGGCAATTTGTGCCACCTGGTCTTCGCTGTGGGTGCGGGCGTTTCGCGCATACGGGATGAGCGAATCCACCGGGACCATTCGGATCTCGGGTGTCATTGGCAAGCTTTCGGGTTGGAGCGCAGCGTGTAAGTCGACCGGTAGCGGGTACTTGCAAGCGCGATAGATGTGAGAGGTGAAGACCCAAACAAAACGCCCACAAGGCGTAAACCGTGTGGGCGTAATTTGAGTGATTAGCAGAATGCTACCTCTTCGATATATACCGCGTCAATAGGTTATTTGATGATTTATCGCGAGTACCCGTAATGCACCGCCAACACCCCCAAAGCGCCAACCAAAATACCCTTGGCTTCATATTGATTGAGTGATCGTCCGTTCCACCCTTCTTGGGCAGACCACTCCTTCACGCTTTGTCCCAAACCGGCCACGTGCCAGACAGCGCAACCACCGGGGCTGCTGATACCGCCCACCGCATCGAGCGCCTCACCTAACCGCTTTCTGGCCCAAGCACAGCGCTCAGTCATCGTGTCCTGCCAATGACCGCCAGGAATGCGATCAAGCGGTGGAGAGCCCGCTGAACTTAGCTGAGCAAAGACAAATGTGCGAGAGAAGTCCTGACCCGCATCGTGCATCTGTGCCGTGATCGCGCCGTTGCGCATCAAAAGACCGAGCGAGTCGACAGTCCGAAAATGCTCTGTGCGAAAGCTGGTGCCTTCCTCCGCCTCACTGATCCACTCACCAACCCGACCGCCGGGCAGACTTACCAAAGTGCCATGGGTCAATGGCTGTGCAACTTGCTTTTTAGCCATGGCGCACCTCCTTGCTCAAGGCGGGATCCGTACCCTGCGCCAGCGCCCAGTGCAAGAGCGCAAGAGCATCCGCCTCGTTGTCGTCGGTGACCGGGTGGCCCAGCGCTTTCATGGCCGCAATCACCTCGGCCTTGCCCGCGTTGCCCTTGCCAGTGGCATGGCGTTTGATGGTGCCCACAGGCACACCTTGGTACGGTATCTGGTGACGCTCACACCATGCGGTCAGCG